ATTGGATTTTACTCGCGCTATTTCTTTAGGCGTCCAAGCATCTGATCGGTTAAAACTTATTCTTAGGAAATCAAGTAATGGCCCCATTCCCGTCAACGTAAAATCTAAACTATTACCTTTAAATGGAGCTTGCAGATAAGGGAACATCACGTCTGCCATCCAGAAATCTTTTCTCAAATTATCAATAGTGTTATACAAAGGTTTCCCAGGATTCCTTTTACCAGGCTTGGTCTGGAAACGCATGTCCTCTGAGAATCTTCCTGCATCTCTTACAAACTCATTATCAACAACTGGAGCACCATAAGTTTCTCCAATCTTCTCTTCTCTAATCATATTTTCTATCTCAACATCATCCACTATGTCTGGAGTTAAACCATTTTCCTGTCT